CCAAGGTGGATGAAGCCGATCAAGATCTTCTTGATGAGCTCAATTTCCTAGGTTTTGAATCTGAATCCCCTGAAACTGAGGTTGAGCCTATGATGAACTCTGAATCAAAAGTAGTGTCCTTGCCTCCTGAGTCTAAAGATGAGCCCCCATTCGAGAATATCGATAGGGTTCAAGTCTATGACCATGAAGGCAAAATTGGCCTGAGTGATTACCCTACTGTCACAATTAACACATTTTCGCAGCTTGAGAAATCACTTTCAGTCACTGACAAAGCCATTGGTAAAGGTCCTGGATGGGGCCTTTTCAATGTGACTTGCGAGAGCAAGTTCATAATGAGCGTTGATTGCTCTGGCTGTCTGACTTTCCCCTACCCGTTCACTGTTAAGACAGGATCGGGTCCCGTGAACTTTTCTAGAGATTTCTGTTCCAAGTGCCTCTCATTTGGCAAGTGCCAAGGAGGTCTGCGAATGGCTCTCTACAAGATGTTCCCCGGGAAAGGTGAATACAAAACAGCAGAATATGTTCCGGCTGTGTCCTGGATTGCATGCATACGTGCTTTTGCATCTGGTGACCCCTCACTTCTTAATGAGGAGCATCTCTCTTCTAAAGAGGCGGCCGGTGTCTTCTCTTGTGTCAGGTCGGTTCTTGAGGCTTTAAGCTTTGGGCACTTGGCACCACAAGAAGTCACTATGGCTTCTATCAGTGATCTCATCAAAAATTTTGAGGTGAAGGAGGCTGCCCGGTTGTGGCTCCTTGGTCGCCAGCGTGCGCTGGCTTTCAGGAACCTCTTCCTGGGCTCTCCTTCCAATCAGAGTTACCAATTCTTGTCCAATGACTTGAGGTCTACAAGATACAATCTTTCGTACGACATGGTTATGAAGTATAGACTCTTGCGAGCCAAATACTCAGCCATGAGCATAGCGAACTCGGTCAAGGCAAAAACTATCTCTGGCGCATCCATCGCAACCGACAAATCTGTCAAGCTGATCAAGCGCAATCCAAAGACTGCTGCAGCTGGCTTTATAGTCGGTGCAGCTATTCTTACAGCCGCCGTTGTCCCATCAATTCGGCGTAAAGTGAGAGGTGCTTGGAACTATGTTACTAGCTCTTTCTACAGCAAACGTGTTGAAAACCCAATTGCTGAGTCTAAACTTCGCCCCGAAAAGAAACAGACAATTTGCAGTTGGAAAACTGCTGATACCTGGTGTCTCAATCCTAGGGTCTCTACTCCTTCCGTTGTTTTGAAACCAGTTCAAACTGGCAGTCATCAGACAAAGGAAGTTTTCGAGGAAAGATTCTGCTCTGAGCACACATTGTTGTTCCAAGAACTCTACAAAAAGCAAATTGAGAAAAACAAAGCAGCTCACGCGTTCAATCGCCTAGTTGAGTCAAGAAGCGAATTTGAGTCTGAGAACTCTGAAGTCAAAGTTGAAGAAATTCCTGACTATAACAGAGGTCAGGCTAAACAAGACGTCTCAGGAAAGCTCAAAAGATATGCAACTCCTTGTTGGTCTCTGGTTGAACCAAAGCACCGTCCTGAGGTTTGGGGGTTTATTCCCTCCCTCGCGAAGATCTATGGTCTAACTGGAACTGCATCAAAGATTCTACTCCCTAAAAAGGATGGGTCTGGTGATGTTGAGCAAGATCAATATGTTGTTAATCTCCGAACGTCTGACTTCAAGTGTCCCGGTCACAAACAGTGCTATTATTTGCACCCTGGTGACTGGGCCCAAAGAGGTCGTGGCAACAAAATCGCTACTGTCTATTATGACAAACTCAAGGTCTGCAAGTTTTGCAATGGTCCTGAACATCCCCTTATGGGAATGGTTCGTGGTCACTCAGTTTCCCCTCACGGCGGTAAAGGTCACCAGCAAAAACGTGGTTATAAGCGTGAACCTGGCCTATTCGTAAACCAAACCGAAATTCGAAAGGACAAGGTTTTCAGCAGAATGGAAGGAAATGACTTTGCTGGTTGGTATGGAGCAAGTGTTGCTCCTAACCTTGTCAAATCCGTCAAGATTGAGGAATCTGATGGTAAAGCAGTGCATGAAATTTCTACAATCATGCCTCTCACATGGAAAGTCTTCCAAACAGGTGAGCATCCACAAAAAGTCCTCGCCAAGGTGTTATCACTTATTCCTGCCTTTGCGGAGGGTACCAAACTGCTCGTCGAGCGCAAGGATGGTGGCGTCTCTGAACTTGAGCTAAGAGTCAAGGATGAAAGAGAGCCTTCTGTGGCAACTAATATTGGAGATGTTCTCAGAAGCCTTAGAGCAAAAGATCAAGAAGCAGCTAATTCGCTTCGTTCTGGTCAAAAAGCCGAGGTTCTTGTCGAATCTAAAGAGGTTAGGAAAGGTGTTTCCAAACCTGCTCCAGTTCAGATTCTCTCCAAGTTTGGTGAGGCTAAACATCAATATCAAGCCTC